ATGAAAACTTGGGAAAAAATGAACCTGCCACAAGAAGTGGAAAATCTATTAAATGAGAAAGATAATATTATTGTACCGTCATCTAGAGAACAACTTTTAGAGCTTTCGTTAGGTGAAAAATATCAGAAAACCTTTCAAGTTGCTTATAATGTAAAAGGGAAAGGACCTGTAGTAGAAGCGGATGTAGTACGTTGCAAAAATGGTATATCAGTTAATTATAAAGATATGTACATGAGAAGACGTGATCCAAACTCAATGGTGATTGGAGATCATAAACCAACAGATAAAAGAAGATATAAAGATGAGTTTGGTATGGATTTTGAAGGCGTTAGAGAAGAAACTTTCGAATGGCTTAAAGAACAAGATCTTATAGTAATGCCATTTTTAGCAGGTGGCAGCAAAATGGGGTATGAGGCTCTTATGATAGGACCACGCAATGCTGCTTTCTTTGCTACAGCACTTTCTGATCTTCAAGCTTTTATTCCAGCAGAAGAGATAAGAGATGGTTTCACGCCAAGAGCTATTGTTTATGTAGCACCACCATTTAGACATACGCATTTTGATGGTAAACAAGTTGTTGTACATAATCGTTTAGATAACTTACATGAAGTATTTGCATATAACCTTTATCCAGGCCCAAGTGCTAAAAAGGGTGTTTATAGTGTCCTTTTAGATATCGGTGAAAGAGAAGGATGGGTAACGCTTCATGCTTCAACTGTAAAAGTTATTACGCCATATGAAAATGTACTTACTATTATGCACGAAGGTGCTAGTGGCGGTGGTAAGAGTGAGATGGCTGAGCAAATGCATAAAGATGCAGAAGGACGCGTACGTCTTGCAACTAACATGGTAACAGGTGACAGCAGCTATGTTAATATTAGTGCAAAATGTGAACTTAGACCAGTAACAGATGATATGGCTATGTGTCATCCAAGTATTCAAAATGATAGCAAAAAGCTTGTGGTTATTGATGGAGAAGAAGGTTGGTTCCTTCGTGTTAATCATATTACTGAATATGGGACAGACCCTTATTATGAAAAAATGTGTATCCATCCTAAGACACCACTTGTGTTCTTAAATATGAATGCAACACCGGATTCAACTTGCTTAATTTGGGAACATACAGTAGATGAAGAACTTGGAAAACCTTGTCCTAACCCACGCATTATTATGCCTAGAGCTTTTGTGCCAAATGTAGAAGATGGTCCAGCAGAAGTAGATATTCGTAGCTTTGGTGTACGTGCACCTCTTTGTACAAAAGAAGAACCTACTTATGGTATTATGGGTATGTTCCATATCCTTCCTCCAGCACTTGCTTGGATTTGGCGCCTTGTTGCACCAAGAGGGCATGCTAACCCAAGTATTCTAGATAGTGAGGGTGGTATGAAGAGTGAAGGTGTAGGATCTTATTGGCCATTTGCTACAGGAAGAAGAGTAGATCAAGCTAATTTACTATTAGAGCAAATTTTAGCAACACCAGATACAAGATATATTCTTATTCCTAACCAGCATATTGGCGCTTATGAAGTAGGTTTCATGTCTCAATGGATTGCTCGTGATTACTTAGCAAGACGAGGCAGTGTACAATTTAGAGAAGAGCAATTAATAGAGTCAAGGTGTCCACTTCTAGGCTACTCTCTTGAAAATTTAAGAGTAGACGGTACACATGTACCAAAAGTATTGCTTCGTACAGAATTACAACCTGAAATAGGAATTGAAGGCTATGATAAAGGAGCCACTATTTTAGGTGATTTCTTTAAAGAAGAACTTAAAAAATATTTATCTCCTGACTTAAATCCATTAGGTAGAGAGATTATTGAATGTTGTTTAAATGACGGCACAATTGAAGATTATAGAAATCTTATTTCTATTAAATTTTAAGTAACAAAAAATTCACAAAATCTTATTTATTCACATATTGTTTACAAATTAGAGGTAAAATAGACAAGAAATGATGTTATTCTTATATACGAACGGAACAGTAATCGAATAAACGATTACATATGGAAGTAATGTTACTTTATTCCCCTAAACTCGAAACTCCCCTAAACACATAAAGTAGCATTATTCATCCAAATAGCAAACCCTTACAAAACTCTATTTTTTACACCGAGTCCCCCAACTTGGTGTATTTTTTTATGCGCAAAAATAAAACGTTGTAAAATCAACGGTTTAAGGTGCTTTTAGAAAGGATATTTTTGCTTGTTAAATAGGTTTGGACAAAAATTGGACAAAAGATGATTAAGAACTTAAAAAATTATTATTTTTAATATCAACAATTGTATTATCAAGAACCTTGGCAACTTGCTTGTCAACTTCATTAATCGGTTGCATATAAATATTGGTTGTTTCAAGCTTACTATGTCCCATACGATTAGATAATGATTTCATGTTAACTCCTTTGCTAGCAAGTAGCGTTGCATGAAGATGACGTAGATCGTGGAAGTCTATAACAGGTAGATTGTTATTTTTTAAAATATTAGTGAAGAATGTAGAGAGGCATTGACGGCCTACAGGTTTATTTGTACGAGCAGACCAAAATAACTGTTTTGAAAGAGGGATACAATCTAAAGTGCTAATATAATTTTTTATAGCAGCTATAACAAAGTCAGGAGCATAGATATCACGTATAGAACTTTCAGACTTAGTTGTAATGTACCCTTCGACAACTTTTCCCTTTTCTGTATACTTACCAAATTGCTTATTGACTCTAATTATGTTATTTTCAAAGTCGATATCATCGAGGGTGAGTGCCCTAATTTCACTATTACGTAAGCCACAACCAAGAGCGATATAAAAGGCACATTTATGCATATGAGATGGCTTAGTGCTTAAGTTCTCATAAATTTCAAGTAGTTTTTTCATTTCATCAACGGTCATTAATTGTCCACGATTTTGATACTTTCTCTTTTGTGGTCTATCAACATACATACAGGGATTTTTAATGATTAGTTCCCACTTAACAGCCATTTCAAAAGTTTTCTTTAAACAGCTAAGATTATTACTTACAGTACTAGGGGCCAAATCCAATTCAGATAAATGTGTTACAAATTGTTGGATATGAAGTGGCTTAATGCTAGAAAGTTTTTTGTCGCCAAAGAATGGAAGTAGATGAGTATTATAGGTATTTTTGTAAAATTCAACTGTACTGTATTTACAATTAACCTTAACATACTGATCAGTTACAAGCTGGCAAAGCTCATTAAACTTCATATTTTCATTTGTACCTACGTTGCCTCTTTTTACATCAACTTTGAAAGCTTCATGTGCTTCTTTGGCCTTCTTTTCTGTGCCTTCAAATAGTTTTGTGTAAGGGATGCCATCTTTCATTATACGAAAGCGCCAAACATTACCATGCAAATCCATGGACATTTTTTTATACCTCCTAAGTGCTAAAATTTGTTAAACGTATTATATTTCAAAAAAATAAATAAAACAAGACAAAAAAATATAATCCAAAAATATTGTTGACTAAAAGGATAAACAAAAATATAATTATATCAATAGAACATATGTTCGATTTTGAAGGGGGATAAAAGAATGGAAAATAGACCAAGATATTATTTTGCACATCAATTAATGAAAAGTTTAGTGTTTCAAGGAAAAGATAAACTGGGGTTTATGATATTGGATGATGAAAATAAGTTTAAAGAGATGGTACAAGAGGGATGGAAACATTCAAATGAAACATTTAATAAAAAGTATAGACCATATAAAATAGAACTTTATTATAAAGGGATTAATGAGGATAAACTTCTTGTACTATTTTCTTCACCAAGTCCTAAGAAAATGTTAGATACATATTTTTGTGGGTTTGTTTTAGGTGGGAAGGTACCAAGATATTTTACTGTAGAAAAAGGTATGATGTACACAATATTAGGTGAGTGGACGACTGATGGACATATTAATTATGGAGAAGTAAGTAATGAAATAGAGGGGATAATAAGCAGAATAGAAGATATATATACAGATGTAAATCCAGCAGATGCAATGAGAAAAATAATAGAAGAAGGCAAACCGAAGAAGGCCCTAATAGGGGGGGAAAGTATTGAAAACAATATTATTGGAAATGATTTGCGAAATTGAAGATGAAAAGTTAATTAGATTACTAATTAAAATGATAGAGGGGTTTTATGAAAAATAAGCTAGAGGTTACCCCTAGCTTATAGCATTTGTAAGAAAGTAGATTCATCTATAATTTCTAAATCGTAGCCTTCGGAAATTAGTAGTTCGGCTTTTTTGAGTTTTGAACTTTTTTCGCCATCCACAAATCTGGAGTAATCCTGAATACCTATAACAAGATAATTAGCAGATTTGCCTACAGTATCTTTGCAATGACCACCAACGTCAACTACTTTTTGCATTGCATCTCTACGTAACATAGATGATAACGTACCGGTAAATATAACAGTCATATCATATAGAGGATGAGAGTCATCAAAAGAAGATGTAGTTGGCACAATATCCTTGGATGAAAGATTAGAAGATTTTTTTACACATTTAATATAGCCAGAAGGAGTATAGCTAGAAGAAGTAATTTTTCCAATTGTTAATCCTAACTTTGAATGTAAATCTTCAAAAGATGAAGTAGTATTTTGAATGAAAATATGATTAAGTAAAACAGCAGTTGCATGGGCATCTTCAAAGGCATGATGATGATTAAATTCAATATCTAAATATGAGGCAACAGTATCAAGACGGTAATTGATTAAATTAGGAAAGGTCTTTTTAGAAAGATTTCTTGTGCAACAATAGCTAAGCGTTGGTATAGGAATATTATATTTCAGTAATACATTTCTAAGAACACTTAAGTCAAAGGAAGCATAATGGGCAACAATCATATGATCAGAAATAAAAGAAAGAATATCTGGCCATAATTCATTAAATGTAGGTGAATTACAAACCATATCTTGAGTTATGCCGGTTAACGAAGTATTAAATAAGTCAAAATCATCTTCTGGATTAATTAAAGAGTAAAAAGAGTCAACAATATTTCCTTCATGAACTTTTACCATTCCTAAAGAGCAGGCACTACTACGAGAAGAATTAGCAGTTTCAAAGTCAATAACAACATAATTCATATAAATCCCCCTTATAATATGTATTTTAACAAAGTATATCAAAAAATAAAGGATAGCACTATTGATTTGTGCTATCCTTTATTTTTTTGATTAAATTTTCTATCAAATCCCAATCACTTTCATCAAGTTTGGCAAATGTCAACATAGTTTGTTTGATAAAGTCATTTTTACTAGCCAAGATTTTTCCCATTAGGTAAGCTAGTTCTTCGTCTCGATCCATTTGATTAAACATCTCACCGTTTCCAGTACGTAACCATTCTTCATTAACATTAAATTCATTGCAAATAAGCTTTTGCATCTGTTCGGTTAGATTATTTTCTCCATTCTCTAATTTAGAAATTGCCGTTTTTCGTACACCAAGTTTTTCACCAAAGTTTTCTTGTGTTAAATTAAGAGCTTTTCTAACAGACTTAATTCGTTCTTTCAATGGAATCTCCCCTTTCTATATACAAGATATCACAGTTAGTCCCTTAAAGCAACAAAAAGTATTGACAAAAACTATTAAAGGGACTAACATGTATCTATAAGGGACTGAAAAGAAGGAGGAATTTATATGGAAAAGTTAAATGAAGTAGAAAAAGAAAAACTAAAGAAAAGATTTGAAAGCACAACAAGAATGTTGGAAGAATTACCAGAATTAGAGCAAAGATATGTAGCAGGAATCATAGCAGGATTGTATTTTCGTTCAACAAGTAAAACGGAAGTAAAAGGAGCATAAGCATGGAATTAATGAAACCTATTTTAGAAGCAATTAGAGAAATCATTAGAGAAGAAATTCAAGCAGTACCACAGACTAAAACAGAACGTTGGGTAAATAGTGAAGAACTATGTGAGTATTTGGGTGTAAGTAGAAGTTGGTTGGCACATAGAGTAAAAGAAATTCCACATTTAAAAAGTCCGGTTAGATTTAAGATATCAGAGGTTGAAAAGTGGATTTTAGAAAATGAAATGGAAGAGACAAAACAACAAATAGCAGCAACGGTAATTAAGAAAGGTAAGAAACCCAATAAGACATTTAAAGTAGTTTAGGAGGTAATAAATATGGCTTTGAAAAAGGTAAAAGGCTATAAGAGATTAACCAAAGGGCAACAAGAACTGTTAGAAAGAGTATATGAAAAGCATATGCGAGCAGTAGAGGATGAAAGTAAGTGGGAGATTAAGAGTGTTATTTGGGAACGATCATATTTACGGGTTAGCTTTAAAAATGGTGAGTGGCTACATTATTCAATTAATGGAAATTGGTACTAAGGGGGAAAATGGATGGGAATGAAAGCTAATGTAGGAGGAACAAAGGAACAAGTGGAAAGAAAGATAAGGATTTTAAAAAGCCTTATAGCAGCTGATAAGAATAAAGGAGATAGCAGGTCACTAGAACATCACAGCAAAGCATTAAATGAGCATGAAAAATACTTAAAGGAGGTATGGGGATAACATGACACAAAAAGAAAGGGAACAGATAGATAAAAGCATATTAATTTCTATGGTAATATTTAGCTTTTTATCTATATGGATATGGTGTAAATAATGAATCTATTAATATTATCGGCAGTAGTAATCATTACATCATGGAAATTTGGACAAACATGGATAGGAAGAAATGAGAGAGAAAAAGAAGTGAATATATCAACAGGAGATGTTGATAAATGTGTGGATAAATGAGGTGTGATGTGCAAAGAATGACAATTGCAAATCCAAATAGTAGTACATACAGAATCCCAATAGAAAAAGTAGATTTATTTCGAGTAGAAAGCACAGGACTTAATACAGCATTCATGGGAACTATGATTGATAGACTAGGGAAATATGAAGATTTAGGATTAACACCAGAAGAGATAAAGGGAATGTTAAAAGATGGAAGAAGAAAATAGAAAAAGTCGGCTAGATTTCGCCAAAAACCTAGCCGACAAAAGTTGTACATATAAAATTTTCAGATAATTAATTTTAACATATGTACAGCACAAAAAGCAAGTTCTTACAAGGATTTAATAGCCTTTTACTAACTTGATAAAGATATTATCTTACCGACATATACCTAATTTAGATAGGGGTGTAAAGATGCCGTACATAGAAGAAAAATGCATAGCAGGAAAAACAATAGAGATAGAGAGAAAGTATAGTAGCAGATATAAGAAAAAAGGAATAACAAGAGGGAAGAACAAGAAGCCTACCACAGAGGAGCAAAAAGAAATAAATAATAGGATGGCTGAAAAGAAATTAAGAAGAAAAATAAATGCAAACTTTGGGGAGGGGGACTACCACTTAGTCCTTAACTTTAGACCAGAGGAAAGACCAAAGACAAAGCAAGAAGCAAAGAAGCAGATAGAGAACTTCATAAGAAGTCTTAGAAAAGAATATAGAGAACAGAACATGGAACTTAAGTACATACATGTAATAGAACAGGGAAAGAATGGAGCAATGCATCATCACTTAGTCATAAATGAAATAGATCCTAAAACAATAAGCAAGGCTTGGAAGTTTGGAAGAATAAATATAAATCCACTTGATGAAACAGGACAATATGCAAAACTAGCAAGCTACCTCATTAAATACACATCTAAAGTAATAGGAACGGATAGAGCCATATACGGAAGAAGATGGAATGAAAGCAAGAATCTAAAAGAGCCAGTTGTAGAGAAGCGAATAGTAAAGGAAAAAGGCTGGTATAGAGAAGAAGCAAAGGCACCTAAAGGATATTATGTGCAAAAAGAAAGTATAGCTAAGGGCATTTGTCCTTATAGTGGCTATCCATATTTTAAGTATACACTGGTCAAATTAGAGTGAGGGAGGTAGCTATGATTCAGCAGGAAATAATAAAGCATTATAAAGAGCTAGAGGATAGAGAACAAAGTTACATAGTAGAGATTCAAAAAATGATGTTGGAGAATAAGGAACTTAGAGAAAAAAATGAGAGGTTAAGGGAGGAGCGTAAACATGGGAAAGAGTGTAAGGAGAATTAATCCAGAAACTAAAGAAGAGAAAACATTTAAAAGCATTAGAGAAGCAGCAATAAGTATAAGTAATGGAACAGAAAAAACACCTTGGAGGTCACATAAATTAGGACAAGCAATTAAAAACGAGGAAATATATAGAGGATACAAATGGGAAATCATAGATGAAGAAATAGTTTATGAAGATTGGATGATTGAATACATAAGAAAAAATTATAAGGGAATAGAAAGTCTAGAAAGTATTGCAAAGGCAATAGGAAGAACGAAGATTCAAGTAAAAAACAAAGTAACGTATATGGGACTTAAAGAGAAGGCAAATATATGGGAAGTAGATACAAGGCTTATAGATTATAAGGCATTTAAAAACAAGGTAGATAGGATTAAGAAAAAAGTACATAAGGGAGCAAAAGTAAAGGTGAATATCTACAATGAAGACACAGAAGCGGATGGAAGAAAAACAAAAAGAACCATAGAAGCAGAAGTTGATGGGGCATATAGATGCTTTGTAAATGTAATAGTAAATGGAATTAGAAGATCATATAGGTATGAAGAGATACTTGAAGTTGAGGAGGAAATTAGATGAGAACAGTAGTAAACGGTGAATGGATGGGAACAGAAGCAGAGGAGCAGATGTGTATATTTAGGTGGGCAGCATATGAACAAGCAAGAAGGCCAGAGCTTGCATTAATGTATCATGTGCCAAACGGTGGGAAAAGAGATATTGGAACAGCTAAGAAATTTAAGCTAGAAGGAGTAAAAGCAGGGGTACCAGATATAGTTCTTCCAGTATCAAGGGGAGGCTATCATGGCCTATACATAGAACTTAAGGTAGGTAAAAACAAACCTAGTAAGGAGCAGCAGGAATGGCTACATAGATTAGAGGCAGAAGGTTATTATACAACATGGTGTATTGGAAGTAAGCAAGCAATAGAGGAAATACAAAACTATTTACAAATGATGAGGTGAGGGTATGAGAGTAATTAGTGTAATTAATTTAAAAGGTGGAGTTGGGAAAACGACAACAAGTGCAAACTTGGCATATGATTTAGCAGAATATCATGGTTGTAAGGTGCTAGTAATAGACAATGATAAACAAGGTAATATATCTCGTTTATTTAAAGCCTATGATGAGGATGAAGATTGTGGCATGTATAAGGTGCTATTAGAGGATAAGCTAACAGACATAATAAAATATACAGACTATACCAATATTGATATCATCACAGCTAACATGACATTATTAAGTGCTAACTTAATGTTAATGCAAGAAGATACTGAGGAGCAGCACACAAGATTAAGAAATTACTTAAGTCAGTTAGAGAATTTGGATAATGAGACATATAGAGAATATGACTATGTGATTATAGATAATCCTCCAACAATAGACATGTGTGTTATTAATGCCTTGGCATGTACAGATGATGTAATAGTTCCAGTTAAAGTTGATAAATGGGCACTTGAAGGATTAGATATTATAACAAGTCAGATTAAAGAAGCAAAAGAGTTTAATCCATGCCTTAATATACTAGGAGTATTAATCACAGCATTCAAGAAAAATGACATTAATGAAGCAGGTGAAGAGTGGATAAGGAAAAAAAGTGGATATCCAGTATTTGAGACAAAGATAAGAAGAACAGAAAAAGCAGATGAAGCCACATTTTTTGAGAAGCCAGTTGGAGAGTATTCAACTAGAAGTGCAGCAGCAAGGGACTACAAAGCGTTAACATTAGAATATTTGAGATTAACGGAAGAGTAGGTGGAAACTATGGCGAAGTTTAGTATTAGTGATCTAATGAATAACAAGAGCAAGGAGCAGCTAAACAAAGAGGTATATAGGCATATTAAAGTTAAACCACAAGATATGATACCTTCCGAAGATAATTTTTATTCTATGGACAGTATAGAGGAACTAGCAAAATCAATACTATTGGTTGGATTACAACAGCCAATAGTATTAGCTAAAGTAGAAGAAAGCTACAAGATCATAAGTGGACATAGAAGAAGAAAAGCTATCTTATGGTTAATAGAGCAAGGATATAGCCAATTTGAAGAAATGGAAAGTCTATATACTGAAATGTCACAGAGTATGTTAAATCTATCGCTAATCATTGGTAATGCATTTACTAGAAAAATGACTGATTACGATTTGCTAGTACAGGAGCAGAGATTAAAAGAGGCACTAATTAAAGCTAAAGAAGCAGGAGAAATAGAGATAAAAGGTAAGCTTAGAGATTGCATAGCAGAATTGTTAGGAATGAGTAGTACAAAGGTAGCACAGATAGAGGCTATCAATAATAATTTAGCAGAGGAAGTAAAAGAAGAGGTTATGAAAGGACAAGTAAGTTTTAGTAGTGCCTATGAAATGAGTAAAATTGAGCCAGAGCAGCAGAAAGAAGTGTTAGAAAAAGCAAAAGAGATAGAGGCAACAGGAAAAGATATTAAGCAAATGGTAATAGAGAAAAGAGAGCAGCAAAAGAAAGAGGAAATGGACAAAGAAGCCGAACCGACATTAAGAAGAACAGTAGGAGAGGAACAGATAGGACAAGTTATAAAGGTGTCAGAATCTAACACCATCAAAGCACCAATACAGATTGTTGAGTTTAAAGTACCAGATGTATTACAGCAGTTATTAGAAATGTATCACCTTATACAAGAGGATGAGTTCATAAAGATTTTAGAAATATATCAAGCATGCAACGAAAGGATGAATGAAAATAACTGAAAAGATGTTAGCAAAGTGTTTTTTTATTGTTAGCTAGAATACGAAGTTCTAGAAAAGACTTATAGAATTTTAGGATAAAAAAATAGGAGCCAATGAGGCTCCAGCAAGAGATTACTTACCTTTCTTTTCAGCTTGTTTCTGAGCAGTTGTTGTTAGTATTTTTGAGAATAAATTATCACGCTCATGTCGATTTATATACCATTCCTTCATAAGTAACTCAATTAATACTATGAGATTTTCAGCTTCAGAAGGGTCAATATCTATAATGACACTAGTATCCTTCTCCATATGAGCACCAATATTACCAAGTTTTCGTAGTCCATCAAGTGCAGACCATAAGTCAGCTGGGATTTTTCCGTTTAATTCAGATATTTCATCGTACAAACTTCCCTTACTTATTTTCCAAAAGTCTCTAATCATACCTTGTAAACAACGTCTAGAAAGAGTGGCTGAAGCTTTTGGACTTAAATTAACAATGGCACAAGCTTCTTGGTAATCATTTCTGATTTGTTCAGGTATGTAGTCTGGGAATTGTTTGGCAACTGAATTAGGGTAAAAATTAGATGTCATATCTTTAACCTGATTTCCAACTCCGGTTACTTTAATTGTTGACTTCATACATGATGGGCAGTTGTAAAAAGTTATTCTTACGGTTGAGCTATGACAATGGTTTTGCGAAATACTTATTATATCTTCATTAGGCTTGTTAAAGCTTGGATGATATGAGCGTACGGTTGTATTATCAATTGACATAATTTGATTACAAAAAGGGCATGTAAAACCTGGCATAAAATCACATCCTTTATTATGTATTTGACTAGATTTTACACCATGTTTAGTAAGAAGAATGTCGAAACAAGTAATAAAAGAAACAATTTGACTTTTGTTTAGGTAAAAATAAAGGCCCCTATGAACTAGGAGCCAGGTATTGAGTTAGACGTGGATTAGATTACACCAAAAAGCTTAAGAATCATCAAAACATAATAAGTACTTGCAATCACTTTATAGAAAGTATCCATATCTAACTGTAAAGCTATAGTCATCATTTGCATCCTCCTCCCACATAGCAGGGAGTTTACTCTAATAGGTATTGCTATGTATATAGGTCAAATAGTTTATGGTTGATTTTACTAGAGTGATACGAAATAGATAACTATATTTATAGTAAATGATAATTTCTAAAAAGTAAATAATTTTCTGAAAAGGAGGAAAGAGTGGCGGCCGCTTAAATCTCTAGAGTACTCCTAAAAGATATGGGATTAATAGTTGATAACTTTGCAGGTGGGGGCGGTGCTTCCACAGGAATAGAACTAGCAACTGGAAGAAGTCCAGACATAGCAATTAATCATGATGAAGCAGCTATATTGATGCATAAGACTAATCACCCAAGTACAAAGCATTATCAAGAAAGTGTTTGGGATATTGATATAAAAAAGGTAACAGCAGGACAGCAAGTAGATTTAGCTTGGTTTAGTCCAGATTGTAAACACTTCTCAAAAGCTAAAGGTGGAAAGCCTTTAGAGAAAAAAATAAGAGGTTTGGCATGGATTGTTTTAAAGTGGGCAGGAACAGTAAAGCCGAGGGTAATTATTCTTGAGAACGTGGAGGAGTTTCAGACATGGGGACCTTTAAAGAAGGGACGACCTGTAAAAAGTAAAAAAGGCGACACGTTCAATAAGTGGAAAAAGCAACTTGAAGATTTAGGATACCAGGTACAGCACAGAGAGTTAAAAGCATGTGATTATGGGGCACCAACAAGCAGAAAAAGATTTTTCTTGATTGCTAGATGTGATGGTCAGCCTATAAAGTGGCCAGAACCTACACACTCAAATAAAGATAGTATAGAGGTTCAGTTTGGACTTAAGGAACCTTACAAAACAGCAGCAGATATTATTGATTGGTCTATACCCTGTAATTCTATATTTGAGAGAAGTAAGCCACTAGCAGAAAATACATTAAAAAGAATAGCTAAAGGGTTAGAGAAGTTTGTGTTTAATAATCCAGAACCTTTTATATTAAGCATTGGTCAAACAGGATTTAGCAGTGATCGTACAAGGAACATACATGAGCCAATAAACACAATAGTTAGCAAAGCAGAAGCTTGCTTGGTAGCACCTACATTGATTCAGTACCACACAGAGACAACAAAAAATGGAGTTAGAGGACAATCATTAAATGAGCCAATAAATACACTGGATGCCTCTAATAGATATGGATTAGTAAGTGCATTTATTTCTAAAGCATATGCAGGAGAAAGTAGATCAGTTGCTAGTAGCATAGATGATTGTGTACATACAATAACAGCTAGACCATGTTTTTCACTTGTAGAAGTAGCTTTGGGAGATGTAAAAGACCATTCGGAAGAGGTACAAGCATTTTTAGACAAGTACTATGGTAAAGCAGTATTTGGAGATAGGAAAGCACATGATGAGGCATTTCTAATTAAGTACTATGGACAGGGTACAGGGCAAGATATAAAGGCATCTTTAGACACGATTACAAGTAAGGATAGGTTCGGATTAGTAACTATCAAGGGTGAAGAATACAAGATTATAGATATAGGACTTAGGATGCTAGAGCCTCATGAGTTATTTGCAGCACAGGGATTTCCAAGTAACTACATAATAGACCATGATTACAAAGGGAATGTATATCCTAAGACTAAACAAGTAGCAAGATGTGGGAATGCAGTTCCTCCACCGTTTTCAAAAGCACTTGTAGAGGCTAATTGTGGTTGGTTATGTAAGAGTAAAGACGGTAAAGAAGCTATCTAAACAAAATGAATTTTTATATCTACCCCGTTGATATAGGGTAGATATAAGGTTGCTTTATTTTTGGTAAGTATCTATAAAAGCTTGCCCGGATTCAGATATGCTAGGAACAGGTTCAACACCCATTATATCAAGATGGTATTGTGGATTACCAATTACGGGAAAGTTATTTAGAAAAGCTATATTTCCAATATATCCTTTACCGATTACTAAACCTATTGCGATTTGGAATAATTCTTGATTAAAGTCAACATTAATAAATGGAATTCCAGTTGGACTTAAGTGAAAGTTATTCAGTATTTCATAGATAGCTTGATTTATTTGTTCTTTAGTATATAACATGCTTATTTCTCCTTTCTCTTTAGTATTTCAGTAAATACCTGATAAAAGAATTATAGAGTTTAAAGTAAATAAAAAATGTCGAAAACAGTAATTTAAAAAATACGAATTTAAAAAAGTTGCTAGTGTGAATTGATTCCAACTAGCAACATAGATAGTGGTTGTTATCTTAAAGATGTAAAGGCTAAATATTTTAAGTTAATTAAATCATATTCAGCTATAGGATTCTTTCCAGCAGCAGTTTCGCCTAATTCTGCTACAAATATTCTAGATTTATCACTGAGGGTGGTTAAGAGATTGTCAGCGATTTCTTTGCAAGAACATTCATCTATGGTTGATATTAACCAACTTGAATCAGTTAGTTGCAATCCACCATATTCATATTCTAGTAATTTGTTGAATGATTCAATATCATTATCACCTACTAGTTGATATGTAACTAATAACATTTTAAACATAATGCTATTTCTCCTTTCTCTTTAGTATTCCAAGCATGTACTTGATAAGAGCATTATAGAACTTAAAGTAAATAAAGAATGTCGAAAATAGTAACTAAAAAATAAGAATTTTAAGAGGTGAAACTATGAGATTTATGAAATGTGCTGATTGTCAGTATAATAGCACAAAGTATTTAAAAGGTAAGCCTGAATGGTATTGTATGTATTTTAAAATATTGTGTGAAAAAGTTACTTGTGAAAATTGCTATGATGATGAAAGTACATTACCTAATGATAAAGAAAAATATGATTAATAAAATCCAAAATTGATAAAGACATAGGAGGTATATATGACAAATGAACAGCTTGAACAAGCTAATGAAATAAAGAAAGAAATTATTACTTTAGAAGCAGAAGTTGAACAAATGATTGTACACAAAGAATCATTTATATTAAGACAGCTTAGAAAGGTTATTGATTTGCCAAGTAAGAAAACACACTACAACTTATATTGTACTAATAATCTAGACTGCATCGGAAGTACAGTTGTTTTAAGAGAAGATGAAGTGGAAATGTTGACGAACTATAAAAAACAGAGGATTGAACAGCTAAGTAAGCAGCTTGAAAGCATTTAAATAAATCTAAGAATAAGGGGTGAAGTAGATGGATGGATTAATTATTAAAACACCTTATATTGACTGGATACTAAAAGGAGAAAAGACAATAGAGTTAAGGGGATTTAATACTAGGAAGAGAGGAAAGATTGCATTAATAGAAAGTGGGACAGGTTGTGTAGTAGGGACAGTAGAGATAACAAATGCTTTTGAGATAGCTACTAAATCACAATATGAAAAGCTTAGACTAAGACATTGTGTAGGAGCAGAAAGAAAGGATATTAGATATAAGAGGCTATGGGCATGGGAACTTGAAAAGCCAGAAATGTTTGAAGAACCTATACCATATGAGCAACAGAAAGGACAGCAAGTATGGGTTAAGAATGCACTAAGATAGGAGGAGGCTACATGGGAGAAGATGCAGCAGCATTAATTAACAAACGGTTAGATGAAATGGAAAAGAAAATAATAGCAGTAGTTAAACAAGAACTTACTAAAGAGAAAATAGAAGTCAAGAGATATAATAAGAAACTACATAACTCAAAGCTATTACTTAGGAACTACAAGAGATTTCAAACACATTGTACAGAATCACAGTTCACAGCTACTCAACTAATAGATAGTGAACTAATAGAAATGATAAAGGATGCAGACAATATAGATGATAATAATATCTATATTGAAAGTATCTTAAGGACAAAAGAAAGAACAGCCATCATGTTAAATCATATTAAGCGTGTATTAGATTTCTATATGTATACAGCAGAAAGCAGTGATCAAGAGCCGTACAGAAGAAGAGCAAAGGTAATCAAGTATAAATATATTGATGGAAAAGGAAATGAAGAGATAGCAGCAAGATTAAATATACATACACGAACAGTTGATAAAGATATAGATAAGGCAATAGCAGAAATAAGCCCCTTACTATTTGGTATTGATGGGATAAAGCTAGAGTAGACAATGGGCGAAAAGTGGGCAATTGCAGGGCATATTATAAAAGTAGTATGATAAAGTTGTAAAATTAAATGGTGAATCAAATCTAGCTATATTGAAGAAGGAAAGCTAGGAGTATTAAAAATTTAACATGATTACATTACACAAAAAGAAGGAAGCTAAGTTGATAGCTTCCTTCTTTTTATTTGGAGGACATATGAACAGAAGCGAACCTAAAAGATATAAGACCAGAAGGTGGCAGTTAAAGAGAGAAAAAATCCTAAGAAGAGATAAGTACATGTGCCAGTTAAGTAAGAGATATGGAAAGAGAGTAGATGCAACAATAGTTCATCATATCTATCCTATTGAAGAGTATCCAGAGTACAAATGGTCCGACTGGAATCTCATATCATTGTGTGAAGCAGAGCATAACAAGATGCATGATAGAGTGACAAAGAAACTGACAGCAGCAGGTGAAGAGCTGATGAGAAGAACAATCCCCCCACTAAAAAATAATTAATCTAAAAACATTAGGGACCGATGGGGGGGAACATTTCCAATAGAACGCAAAATTTGAAAAAGGGGGGTAAGGCAAAAATGGCAATGACAGAAGATGAAAAAAAGATAAAGAAGATAGTTAAAAAGACTATTGCAGATCTAGAAGAAATTGCGATTTATAAACCCCAATTCAATAGCACAATTCAACTTTATGCTGAAACAAAATACCAATATGACATATTGATGAAGCAGTTCTATGAGAGTGGATGCAAGGTGACAGAAGAATATACAAACAAGGCAGGATTTACAAACGTAAGAAAGACAGCCATATATCTAGCACTTGAAACACTAAGAAGGGACATAATCAATCATGAGAATATATTGGGACTAACTCCGGCAGGCTTAAGAAAAATAAATGAAGCAGAACTAAAAGGTAAAAAGAAAAAGAGTAGGTTAATAGAGGCATTGAAGAGCATTGAGCAAAACACTTCATAAAAACTACGAAGAGGTAATAACATACGCAAAGAATGTTGTTACTAGAAAGAAAATAGCCTGCAAGGAATTAGTACAAGCCTGCAATAGATTTTTTGATGATTTAGAGAATGAAAAATACGATTTTAACCCAAGGGATGCAGAGTTTTGTATACAGATTATAGAATGTACTTTTGTTCATAACAAGGGCGAGAGTTTAGATGGTAAACCATTGCAAGGTAAACATTTTTTATTAGAACCTTGGGAGAAATTTATTATTTATAACCTAGTAGGATTCTTTCTAAAAGGGACAACTATAAGAAGATTTAAGGAAGCATTCATATTTATTCCTCGTAAGAATGGGAAGACAAGTTTTATTGCAGCATTGGCATGGTCACTTGCTTTATTGCAAAGGCGAGCAGGTTCAAGTATCTACATAACAAGCGCAGCATTAGATCAATCATTGCAAAGTTGGAAGTTTATCCACTACAACATTAAGGAAATGGAAGAAGAGGACAGCTTTAGAATACTAGATAATAACCAAGAACATTCGATATCTGGAGAGTTTGAGGATGGAAGCTTATTTATAAAGGCATTAGCAGCAAATCCAGACAGACAAGATTCTCTAAATTGTAATGTTGGGATAGCAGATGAGATACATGCTTATAAGAAAGCGAAGCAGTACAACATCATTAAAGAGGCTATGAAGGCATATACAAACAAATTAATGATAGGCATAACAACGGCAGGGGATAACATGGCAAGTTTCTGTTATAACAAGTTGCAATATTGCCTAAAGATTTTAAGTAAGACTATTACAGATGAATCCTATTTTGTTTTTGTTTGTAGAGCAGAGCAACATGAAAATGGGGATGTGGACTTTACTGATCCAGTACAGCATGAGAAGGCAAATCCAAACTATGGAATAACTATAAGGCCATCAGATATGATGGATGAGGCATTGCAAGCGCTTAATGATCCACAACAGCGCAAGGATTTCTTAGCAAAGTCACTAAATATTTACACATCAGCATTAAAAGCATATTTCAACATTGATGAGTTTAGGGAAAGTGACAAACAGTATGACTGGACAATCGAAGAACTTGCAAAATTGCCTATAACTTGGTATGGGGGCGCAGACCTTTCTAAGCTACATGACTTAACGGCAGCAGCAATATATGGCACTTATACAGTAGATGGTAAAGATATTGATATTTGTATATCTCATGCATGGTTTCCAGTTACCCAAGCACACAAGAAAGCAGATGAGGATGCAATACCTCTATTTGGTTGGAAGGATGATGGTTGGCTTGATATGTGTAACACACCAACCGTTAACTATGCAGACATAGTCAATTGGTTTATAAAGATGAAGAAAATGGGATTCAAGATAAAGCAAGTAGGCCATGATAGAAAGTTTTGCAGAGAATACTTTATCTTGATGAAGAAAAAAGGATTTAACATTATAGACCAACCACAGTACTTTTATAAAAAGTCAGAAGGCTTTAGACATATAGAGCAGAAAGCAAAAAACAAAGAGTTTTATTACTTGCACTCACAAGCGTATGAGTATTGCGTGGAAAATGTAAGTGCTGTAGAGAAGACAGATGATATGATCCAGTACGAAAAGGTAATGCCGACACAGCGTATTGATATATTTGACGCTTCTGTATTTGCTTGTGTAAGAAAATTAGAAGCATTAGATGATGAAAAGAAAATCAATAAATGGTTTTAAGGGGTGAGTATTATTTCTAGGAAGAACAAAAATAAGACGAAGGTAAGAAGCGAACCACAAACGCAAACAAGCACATTAGCGTATTGGTTACAACATGATGATATTTTATGCCCAACAGGGTATAAACCATTGGCAAAAAATGAAGAGGTAATACAATGTGCCAACATTATAGCAGACTTGGTTTCTAGCATGACCATAATGCTTATGCAAAATGGTGAAAATGGGGACACACGTTTAAAGAATGAACTGGCAAGAAAAATGGATGTTAATCCTAATAAGTTAATGGTGAGGAAGAACTTTATTTATAAGATTGTAAAGGACATGCTTTTGACAGGGAACAGTGTGGCAAGGCCATCTTATAAAGAGGGTTATTTAGACAACATCACACTGTTAAAAGCAAGTAGTATATCTTTTTACCAAGTAGGAGAAGAGTACAGAATCCTATATAATGCCACAAGCTTTGCACCAGATGAGGTATTGCACTTTGCATTGGTACCAAACGAGGATGAACCGTTTAGAGGAGAAGGTTATAAAAGTGCCATATTTGAAACGGTAAAGAATTTATTACAGGCAAATGCAACTAAGACAGGATTTTTAAAGAGCAAGTGGAAGCCTAGCATGATTATTAGTATTAATAGTGATATAGAGGATTTACAGGACAAAGAGAAGAGAAAGAGGATTGTAGGTAGTTATACAGATACAACAGAAGCAGGTGAGCCTTGGCTTATACCAACAGGTGAAATAGATGTAAAGACAATACAACCGCTTACTTTGAATGATCTGGCCATACAAGATAGTATTACGCTAGATAAGCGAACAATAGCAGCAGCTTTTCAAATACCTCCATTCATGGTAGGGGTAGGAACTTTTAATAAAGACGAGTACAACAACTTTGTAAGTACTAAGATTATGTCTATTGCAATGATATTGCAGCAGGAGTTAACTAGAAAACTACTCTATAGCAATGACAAGTATTTTAAATTCAACCCTAAATCATTAATGCAGTACAACCTTAGTGAAAAGACAGCATTTGTAAAGGAAATGGTTGGTGGGGGAATGATGAACCGTAATGAAGGTAGAAATGAGTTTGATTATTCACCAGTAGACAACGAGGGCATGAATGAGTTTAACGTGTTAGAGAATTACATACCAGTTTCGGATGTAGGTAAGCAAAAGAAACTTATAAAGGAGGGAAAAGAAGATGAGTAGAACGCAGATCCAAACAAGGAGCCTAAAAAGCGAACTTAAGACAAGAGCGGAGCCGACTAATGATGAAATGACAATAGAAGGTTATTTTGCTGTATGTGGTAAAGAAACAGAATTATGGCAAGGTGCTTATGAAGAAATTGCACAAGGGGCATTTGATAAAACCCTAGGCAATGATATTAGAGCATTAGTAAATCACGACACTACATTGGTACTAGGAAGAAACAAAGCCAATACACTTGAACTTAAAGCCGATAGTCATGGTCTTTGGGGGAGTATCAAAATTAATCCTAAAGATACAGATGCAGTTAACTTATATGAACGTGTTAAGCGTGGAGACGTAACAGCGTGTTCATTTGGATTTAACATTGTATCAGAACAAACGGAGTGGAGAGATGATGGAAGTGTTAAGTGGACAATTACAGAAGTAGATGTACATGAAGTAACTGTATGCACATTCCCTGCCTATGAGGACACAGCAGTACAAGCAAGGCAAAAGGATTATGAATCTCTTAAGGTAAGGGAACTGGAAGCTAAAAAAATGAAATTAAGGGAGGTTGCTAAGAAATGGCGCTCAAACAACTAATGTTAAGTAAAAAAATCGAAGCAAAAAGAACCGTATTAAATGAACTTCAAACAGAATTTACAGCACTTGAAAAACGTGAAACAGAGGCAATAGCAGCAATTGAAGAGGCTTCTACAGAAGAGGAAATGAAAACAGTAGAAGAAGAGGTTGAAGCAGTAGACAAGGCTAAAGAAGAACTTGAAGGGAAAAAGGAAGGCCTTGAAGAAGAGATTAGAGGACTAGAAGCAGAACTTGAAGAAATCAATAAAAAAGGTAGTGAAGAACCGGAGCAGGTAGAAGGGCAACAAAGAAAATTAGATCATGCCAAAGGAGTGGAAGTGAGAATGAGAAACACAGGATTTTTTAAAGGGATTTCAGCAGAGGCAAGAAGTGCATTTTTAAAGAATGATGAAGTAAAAGAGTTTTTGCAACGTGCAAGAGAGTTCAAGGGACAATCAAGAGCAGTATCTGGTGCAGAACTTAATATTCCAGATGTAGCGCTTGAATTATTAAGAGATAATCTACATAGATACAGCAAACTGATTGGTAAAGTAAAGCTTAGACCAGTAGCAGGTAAAGCGAGACAGAACATTGCAGGAACAATTCCAGAAGGTGTATGGATGGAAGCAGTAGGTGCACTTAATGAATTAACCATCAAGTTCAATCAAGTTGAAATGGATGGTTATAAAGTAGGTGGATTTATTCCAGTGCCAAATTCTACCCTAGAAGACAGTGATGTAAACTTGGCAAATGAAATTATGGATGCATTAGGACAAGCAATTGGGTATGCGATAGACAAAGCCATCATCTATGGAACTGGAACAAAGATGCCACTTGGTATTGCAACAAGACTTGCACAAACAGTAGCACCTTCGAACTGGGGAACACATGCACCAACTTGGATTAACTTAAGCACATCAAACATCTTAAAAATTGATGGAAGTACATTGAAAGGGGCAGATTTCTTTTCTGAATTAATCCTAAAGTTAGGAAAGGCAAAAGCAAACTATAGTGATGGTGCTAAGTTCTGGGTAATGAATTCAACAACTAAAGCTTCACTTATGGCAAAAGCAATTGCATTTAATGCAGCAGGAGCAATTGTATCAGCACAAAACAATACTATGCCAATTATTGGTGGAGAAATCATTGAACTTGAATTTATGAAAGATAATGATATTTGTGGTGGTTATGGTTCACTTTATACATTAGCAGAGAGAGCAGGAGCAAGCCTTGCAGTATCAGATCAAGTTAAGTTTATCGAAGACCAAACAGTATTCAAAGGAACAGCACGTTATGATGGAATGCCAGTTATTGGAGAAGGTTTCGTAATGGTTAACTTTAATAATGAGGCACCAACAACATCATTAACATTTGCAGAGGACGTTGCTAACAAAGTGGGGGAGTAGTAACCTACACCCAATCACAGCTAGAAGCTATGACTAAAGCACAACTTTTAGAAGTAGCTGCTAGTGAAGGGATAGAGGGTGTATCAAGTACAAATTTAAAGGCAGATATCATTAGTGCAATATTGGAGGGATAGTATGGAAACAGTATTGCAGCTTTTAAAGTATGACTTAGGTATCTCTAGTGAGGCTAGAGATATCTATTTGAAAGCACTTATAGAAGCTAATCAAAAAGAAATTGAGAAAAAAGGATTTGACTTAAATCTAACAGATGTAGAAGATCAAATGTTATTAGCAGACTACAGCGCATGGAAATACAGAAAGCGTAATGAAGATGTACAACTCGCAAACAACTTAAGGCAAAGAATACAGGACAGAATAGTCAAGGCAAGGGGTGAAAATTATGTGGGATGAACAAATTGAATTAATTAAAGCTAATCAAGAAGATGATGAAGCAGGAGATTATAAGGCAGCAGAGGGACAATCAAGGAAGGTTTTCATTACAAAAAAAGAAATCTCACAGAATGAATTTTATAAAGCGCATTCAGAGGGATTTAAGATTGCTTTGAAGTTTGAAATGAATGCATTTGAGTATGAAAATGAAATGAAAGTTAAGTATGAGGGCATTGCATACAATGTGATTAGGACATTCCAAAAGGATGAACTAATTGAAATAACAGTAGGGAGTGAGACGCATGGCACTACCTAGAGCAGTAACAATTCGTAGGGATAGCGTAGAGTATACGAATAATGTAGAGGCTGTACAGTACACCATAAATGAACTTGTAAGAGCAGCATTAAGGGATTGTGGTAAGTTGTTTTGTAATAGGTTTAGACAAGCATACTATGGAGCATTCAAACGCAAAAAAGGAAATGTAGGTAGATTCACACAGTATTGGGTTAGAAGCAAACAAGAAACACCAGATTTACTTGTTGGGATTAAGCCGAACGCTTTCTATGGTGGGATGCAAGAGTTTGGAAGTAGTAAAACAGCTAGGTTAGGATTATTGACAAATACAGCACAAGAAAATATAGATACCATGCAGGAGATTCAAGCGCAGTACTTAAGCGCTATTAACCAAGAGAATCCTACTGTAAGTGATGAAGAATATGAAGGAGGCGCAGACGGATGAGTATACTAGGCAAATTCTCAAGAACAGAGCAGTTAAAAATATCTGTAAAAAGTATTTTGAAGCCATTTTGTGAGAAGGTATATCACAAGAAAGCGCCTCCTAAATGCGCTTGTCCATATGTGACGTATTACTTGAAGCATGCAAAAGAATATCACCAATATGATTACAAGCTAGAAGCACATGTATGGTCAAAAGACGTAAAAGAAGCAGAGACAATAGCGGATCATATTGAGGAGCTAGATAATTGTGTATTCAGCAATGAGTATCATAATTTTGATATAGAACTTCAAGACAGAGGGAACGTGGAAGATGAAGATAAAGAACTAACGCACATAGTTGTATTGTTCAATTTAACTTATTTTGATGTGAGAGGATGATAAAAAGTGGGATTAAAACAAAGAATTACAGGATATACAAAAAAGACAATGGAGAATAGGCAAACAGGAGCAGGGGCGTATTTCAAAGGATATAATGTGGAAACAGATACGTTCGAAAAAGCGGTAGCAGCAGGTAAGCTTCTTGGCGCTACACAAGGGGGAGGAAGTTTTTCGGCTAAACCAACAATTACACCAGTAGAAGTAGATGGAGTCCCAAGTTCTGCAATGGGAATGGAAGAGGTAGATGGTTGGGAAGTTGATATGACAGCAAATATTTTAGAGGTAACAGCAGATAACATCAAGTACGCACTAGGTGCAGCTAATATTGCAAATACAACAGATGGCAAATATCAAAAGATTACAGGTAAAAATACACTTGATCCAGAGGATTATTTAGATAATGTGACATTCTTGGGTACTGTAAGTGGATTTGATGAACCAATTATTATTCAAATCTATAATGCTTTGGCAGTAGATGGGTTAAATATCAACCCACAAGACAAGAAAAGCACAATACTTACTACAAAATTCAAAGCACATTCAGCAGTTGACAATTTAGATGAAGCACCATTTGCAATTTTTGTTCCAATCAAACAAGAAAGTGAGAGTGAAGCATAATGAAAAAACTTAACGGTAAACACGTTTTTCAAATGGCTAAAATTATTAAAGAAGCTAATCTAAAAGATGAATTAGGAGATATTATTAGAAAATATCAGAAATCGGATAAGGAAGGGCAAGAGATAGATATAGAAGGTGCAGGAGTAGATGCAATTATGACAGTAGTTGCTTGTTGTGGTGATGATAGAGTAGAGCAAAGAATTTATGATTTGCTAGATGATGTATTTGGAAAGAAGTTTGCAGAAATGGAACTTGATGAGATTGCAGAGAGCTTCAAAGAGTTAGCACAGAAAAATAATTTGTTATCTTTTTTCAAGTCAGCAGGTCTATTGAAGCAGTAGCGCTTCAAGACTTGCTTTTTAAAAGGTACGGTGGAGCAAGTGCAGAAGTATTGCAGATGGAGTATGAGGACTTCTTGGAATTGCTTGAATATGCAATGAAGCAAAGTACAGAAGAATGGATAAAAGAACGTTGGGTAAATGGATATCAAAATACATCATTGGATGAATTCAAAGAGGCAATAGGATATAGGAATAATGGCATTATAGAAGAAAAATCAATAAATGATATATTAGGAGATCTTGCAAAACAATTTTAGCAGAGAGGAGGATAAGTTGTGAATATATTCACTTTAATGGGCACCATACTTATAGACAATTCAAATGCAAACGAGTCAATTTCTAAAACAGGAAAAGAGTCAGATGGGTTAGCTAACAAATTAGGAACAGGTTTGAAAAGCGCAGCCGGATTAGCGGTAAAAGGGATAGCTGTGTTAGGGACATCAGCAGTAGCAGCAGGAGCATCATTATTAGGAATGGCAAATAATGCAGCAGAGACAGCAGATAGAGTAGATAAGCTTAGTGCAAAGATTGGCATAAGTAAAACAGCATTTCAAGAATGGGACTACATCATGGGACAAAATGGAATGGATGTTGAGAAATTACAAGTAGGTGTAAAAACGCTAGTCAATCAAATGGACAGTGCTGCAGGAGGAGGAAAAGCAGCACAAGAAGCTTTTCAAAAGTTAGGAGTTACTTGGACGGATGGAAATGGAAAGTTAAAAAGCCAAGAACAGATGCTACAAGAAACTATAACAGCACTTGCAGAAATGGGAGATGGAGCAGAGAGAGCAAAGTTAGCAAGTACATTACTAGGTAAAGCTGGGGTTGAAATGGCACCAATGTTAAATACAGGTGCAGAAGGAATTGAACAACTTAGGCAAAGAGCGCATGATTTAAACTTAGTTATGTCAGATGAAGCAGTAAATGCAGGAGTAGTTTTAGGTGACACAATGGATGATGTAAAAAAATCCTTTGGTGCAATCATGACAAGAATAGGTGTTGAGGTAATGCCAGTTATTCAAAAGCTTTTAGATTTAGTGATTAACAATATGCCTGTAATTCAATCAATGATTATGCCAGTATTTGAGTTCCTAAAGCAATTTTTTAGTGTATCAGTTGAGTTAATAGGCAATTTAGTCTCTTCATTGAAAGACACATTAGTTCCAGCATTTCAAACTATATACGATTTTATAATTACGAATTGGCCGACAATACAAGCGACGTTTGAAGCAGTATTTGGAGCAATAGGAGCCATATTACAGCCTATAGTAGAGAACTTTAATGAGTTGGTACCCATATTAGCAGGAGTATTGGCAGGAATGATAGCATTTGAAGTTATAAGTGGAATAAGTGCATTATGGACAGCATTTACAACAGCAATAACAGCAGCACAGACAGCTATAACAGCAGCAGGAGGAGCGCAAGCATTTCTAAATGGAGTATTGGCAGCTAATCCTATTGGACTTGTATGTGCAGCAATAGCAGCATTAGTGGCAGCACTTATATATTTATATAACAACAATGAAGAAGTAAGAAGGGCTATAGATGAGGCTTGGAAAGCTATACAAGAGTGTTTTCAAGTTGCATTAGATTTCATAATGAGCCTAATTAATAGTTTTGTAGAGGCATTTAAGCAGTTTTGGCAAGAGTACGGTGACAACATAATGGCAGTCGCACAAGCTATATGGGACTACATAGCAAAGATATTTAAAACAGCCTTTGATGCAATAAAAGATGTATTTAATATATTTGCAAAAGCTTTTAAGGGAGATTGGGAAGGTGTTTGGGAAGGTGTGAAAACATTTGTTACTAATCTTTGGAACAACTTAAAAGAGGTATTCAAAGCGTGGCTGAATGTTCTTGTATCATTTGTTACTAATATAGGGCCAATATTAAAAGATGCAGCAGTAGGAGCCTTTAACTTACTATGGGATGGTGCAAAGGCAGTATGGGAAACACTTAAAACTTGGTTTTCTGATATGTTAGATGGAATTGTATCAACCATAACAGGCATTGGACAAAGTTTATTTGATGCAGGAAAGTCTATCTTCACATACCTTTGGAATGGTATAAAGCAGAAATGGGATGAAATATGTTCGTGGGTAAGTGATAAGGTTAATTGGTTAGCTGATAAGCTTACCTTCTGGGATAATGGTAAAAAGAAAATGGCAGAAGAGTATACAACAGATAGTACAGATGGATCACATTCAGCAGGTTTGAAATATGTACCATTTGATAATTATGTGGCTAATCTTCATGAAGGTGAAATGGTATTAACTAGAACAGAGGCCGAAAGCTATAGAAAGAAAGAAGAGACTACAAGAGAAACAAGCAATAATTCAACAGATACAACCAAAATGGAAGACCTATTGAAACAAGTACTAAATGCTTTAATTACTTTGCCAAAAAGGCAAAAGTTAGAACAAAATATGGCATAGAAAGGAGTATATGAATGTTTACTTATCACTTGAAAGCACGCAGGTTAGATTTAAAAACAGTTGTATGGGATTTAAGTGCACTAGATTTCTTTAATAATGTAACAAATAGGCTTGTATCATATACTCTTGGTGATTCATATGTTTATTGGGATGCTACTATGGGTTACAACGATAGTGTCAAATATGAGTACATAAAATACAGGAATGCAGCAGGTAACATTGTAACAGTAGGGCAAGGCGAAAGTGTTGTAACGTATAACCATACACTTGATGGTCGTGTCGGCCTAGCTACTTTACCAAGTGGATATAATCCTCTTAATTTATTATCTCAAAATAAAAGTGATCCATATTTAGAGATAAGGTTTGCAGACTGGCACGAAATAAGGGAGCAAGAAACGACCTTTAATAATAACTTAGGACAAGGGACACATTTAGAGCTATCTGTAGAATATAAGGAAATAGCTATTAGTAAATTTGAAGTAACCAGGGATCATGCAAATGATAGGTACATGATAAAAATACAAGCTAATTACCTTGAAAAATATACAGTAGAAGTAATAAATGTAAATGAACTAGAAGGCAATAAGACAGCTATTACCTTAACATCTTTAGAAGAAATATCGTATATCCCAGAAAAATACTTTAAAGAAGGTAGCAATATCTTAAATGTTACAGCCTATAACGGAACCAAAACAGCCTTTAGAACGCTTACAATAAGCCACGTTACCCCAACTTTGACTGAGGTTTCAATCGAAAATGAAAATGGATTAATTGACAACATAACAACAGTAACTTGGACAAGCAAGAACCAAGGTAAAGCTGAAATATACAACAATGATAAGTTAATTAAGTCAGTGGGGACAGTTACGGTTGCAGTTTTACCAAAAGGAACACTAAACGTAGGCAAAAATAAAATAGAGGTAAGAGTATATAACGTTGGAGATAGCAATGTTATTAATAGCATTGTTAGTGTGTCAAAGGTTAGTACTATTACACTAGCTAGGATATTACCATCTATAGAAAAAAATAGTTTTTCAATCAATGATACAAATACGGACAACGTTATCACAGCTGCCTGGAAATCTACAAATCAAAGTAGGTTTGGAATTTATCAAGGGGATAGATTAGTTAGCACAGGAGTAAGTGGACAAACAGTAGATATAGCCAGGGGTACATTAAGCATAGGAAGTACTAACCTAAAACTAGTAATTTACTACGATAGTGGCTTTGACACCGTTCAAGTAGAAGAAGTTATAGCAACTGTATTAACCCAAAATACTCCTATAATATACAATCTAGAACCTAGCAACCTTAACATTAATATAGATGAAATTGTCAATGTTACTTTTGCGACAAATGAATTTTGTGATAGTTGGGAACTAACAGCAGCAGGATTAAATACTAAGGGAACTGATGCGAGAAGTGTAAGCTTTGGTAAAGAAGTATTTAAGCAAGGCAAAAACGAAATGACATTAAAAATATTCTATAGTCCTAAGTATAACAATGAGATTCGCACAGCTACTAAGAAGGTAACATTTACAGGTTATGGAACCCCTAAAACTCCTATATTTGATGGTAATGTTTTATATTCCACAGCTACACCACAATTAACATGGGAATCAATAGATCAAGTAGAAATACATTTGCTTATTGTTGAAGCAGAATCAGAAGAGGTTGTTCAAGAAAAGCTAGAATTTACAGAAGATAAGTTTGCCACGTTAGAGACATTAGAGGATGATAAGACATACATTGCTACATTAGCTGTTAAAAATAAGTATGGCCTATGGAGTGAATATGCAAAAAAGGAATTTCAAACAAAATTCAATGACATTATTCTTCCTACATTTGATTTATTTGAAGCTGAAACAAGTGTATTCATAACAATAGGTGGAATACAAGATCCTAATTTTAAGGCTATAAGTATTTACAGAAAGAGTGAAAGAGAAGATGTGTGGACTGAAATAGCTGATGATTGTAATATCGAAGACACTATTAGAGATTATATGTGTCCAGCAAATTTAAAAATAGCTTATAAACTTAGGGTGTACGACAAAAATAATGCCTACAAAGACACAGAAATAAAAACTATATCTATTAGTTTAAGCAGCTACATTTTAACTAATTTAGAGAACGCAGAAGATGTATATATGATTTTTGGTACACCTAGTTATAAGTTTAATGGTGATTTTGTAAGTAAGTTGTATGCAGGGCAAAGAGCTCCTAGGACATTTAAAGGAAAAGTACAATATAAAACAGGAACCTTCAGAACAGCATTAAAAAATGCAGATGCATACAATCTAATAGACTTTATAGAGAATAGTAACGAGTATAATTTATTCTGTTTAAGAGACCAACGAGGAGAAAAATTATATGTAATTGCTAAACTAGAATCACAAGATCCAAAAGGTTTAAAGAGATTGTCTGTAAGTTTTAGCTTTACAGAAGTGAACTTTATAGAGTCAAAGATGTATACAGGAAGTGGATATAAGAAAATTTCATATTTAAACGGAGAATATTACCTAGATGGTTCAGTAGACTTAAGTGGATATGACTTAAGTGTAACGCTAGAGTAGGAGGAGTCATATGCAACAATACAATACGCATTATTTTAAATATTATGCCCTAGACTCAAATATGGCTAACCCTACTGTAGTAAATTGCATAGAAGATGGTGGAACAGTAAGCTATAACAGCTTAGATAGTCTTAAGACAAATGCAAGATTAAAAGTATCATTGGATACAAGTGAGATATTTGATATTAAACGAATAAGAATATGCAGTGTTTTGAATGGCAACGAATTACCTTGTGGTACATTTCTGGTAGCGACTCCAAGTAGTCAATTTAAAAGTGCAGTGCAGAGCATAGATGTAACTTGTTATAGCACCTTATGGCCTGTAAAGGTTGATAAATGCGACACTAGATATTATGTGCCATTAGGTACTAATGCAGTTAATGAAGTAAAACGTATACTAGGAAGGTTTGGGTATCAAGTGATTATCCCAGACAGTGCTAAGACTACTAGCGTTAATCAAGAGTGGGAAATAGGCACTAGTTATCTTGAAATAGTGAACAGCTTGCTTGATAGTATAGGCTACACAAGCTTATATGTAGACGTATATGGCAATTATGTGGCTAAACCTTACATACTTCCAAGCTTAAGGGAAGCAGAAATTATATATGATTCAGATGATATTAATAATATCATTGAGCCTAGTGCTGAGAGTGAACTAGATTTGTTCAATGTCCCCAACAAGTTTATACGCTATGTGAATAGTCCAGAAGTAGACCTTGCAGCAGTATATATAAATTCTCGAGGTATAACAGGTACCGAAGCTACAGGAATAGTAAATGTAGATTCACAAGAGGTTAATGATGCATCAGATTATGACACCTTATATGAGCTATGTAAAAAAGCAGCTGAAGAAGCTACAAGTATTTATCATAAGGTCACTATTTACACTGCAATTAATCCAATTCATTTGTTCCTGAATTGTATACAGCTTAATCATTATCAACTACGAGGGAAGTTTATAGAAACAAGCTGGGATATAGAGCTTAAGACAGGAGGCACTATGACACATAATTTAAGGGAGGTAATAGCGTGCTAAAGTATGCAAAAGTTACAACTCTAAACGAAAACGAATGTAAAGTTACATTTATCGGTGAGACAGTAGAAAGTCAAATGCCATACTATCGATTAGCAACATATACTCCTATTCTGAATGACATTGTCGCAGTTGATGATGTGGCAAAAATCATAATTGGGAAGGTGGTGAAATAGTGAGTGAATTAGTATTTAATGAGGAAATTAAGCAACTTACAGTAGACAATAAGAACTTTGCAGATTTATGGAACGGTGTTCATCAAAAATTACTAGAGAATACCAAGTTTAATAAGAAACAAATTGAAAAACTGTTTAATGATTTAAATGATGTATTAGTACAGTTTGATGGCTACTTAACAGCAGATGAATTATATGCATTATTAGAGAAGGGAATAAAGGGAGATAAAGGAGATCCATTTACATATTTAGATTTTACAGCAGAGCAATTAGAAGCTTTAAAAGGCGAAAAAGGAGATGTAGGAGAACAGGGGCCACAGGGTGAAAAAGGCGAAGATGGGATAACATATACATTCACATTTGAAGATTTAACAGAGGCACAGAAAGAAACCTTAAAAGGAGCACAAGGCCCACAAGGAATACAAGGACCGAAGGGAGAAACAGGAGTTCAAGGCATACAAGGCCCTAAAGGAGATAAAGGAGATAAAGGAGAACAAGGTATACAGGGGCCACAAGGTATACAAGGCCCTAGTGGAGCAACAGCAATTAATGATGCTTCAACAGCAACAAATGCTATATGGAGTGCATATAAAACATATACCGAAATTGAAGGTTTAAAAACTACATCCGTTAATGGAAAAACACAAGTAGCAGTCGCTATTAACGGAAAACTAGGGACAGCATTAACGGTTGCTACTTCATATGCAGATATGGCTTATTATATTAATAGCATGGTTGGTAGTGTTATTGGTGCATTCACCTATTTAACAACTCCCTCAAACTTTCGTTTACACAAAAGTAACACTACCATATCTAATTGTAAACTCCAAGTTGGTACATTGATTTATTGTATGAACACAAGTGGTATAGGTTATATTGATACAAGTATTAGTAATCAAACAGGTGTATTTATGGAAGATGGTTTTATTCTTACCGAATTAGCCGGTTATGACTCTGATTTAATTGCTATACCTTCTAGTCAATTATTTCAATTCAAAGAAACTCTTTCAGCTGGTAACAGTCCGAATAGAAGATATTCTTCTCATTATTTTAGTATATTTAGAGTTGATAGAGCTAATTTTGATGCAACTGCATTTCGTAGTGGCACAACGTTATCATTCTTTGCAGTTGTATAAATAAAAAAATTTACGAGGTGATGTTTTATGGCAAGATTATTAATTTGTAAGGACCAAGAGCAAAAAACTATACTTGTGCAACAGCAATTAGATGAAACTGAAAACATTACTTATTCAATCATAGAGAATCCACCAGAGATAGAGAAAATCGCAGGTAAGGTTGGTAAGTATGCTTTAGATGAAGCAGGTAATATTATTGTTGTTTACGAGAATATTCCAAAAACAGACATTGAACTTTTAAAAGAAGAAAACACACAAATTAAAGAGCAGAATGTAATGCTTAATCAAGCAATTACAGAGTTAAGTTTAGTTGTTTCTACACTTATGTCATAGATGAAAAGGAGATGATTTTGTGATATTTACAAAGAATAGTGCACTAGTAAAAGTATGGGTAGGAAATGTTCAGTCTGGGCTTTATACAAAGGAACAGGTACCTAAAATTTTTAATCTACAAGAGGTAGTTTGGGAAGTTCTAGAAGAAAGTACAAAGTAAAAGGAGAATAGATATGGACAGCATTAACCAGATAAAAATATATTTTATGGCTATTGTAGGGGCGATAGGTGGATTTATTGCACAGCTATTAGGAGGATGGACGACAGATTTGCAAACTTTAGTGGTTTTTATGCTGGTAGACTTTGCCATGGGACTAGCCTTGGCAATATTTTTCAAGAAATCTAATAAGTCTACTACTGGAGCGCTCAACAGTACTAGCGCATGGAAAGGACTATGTAAAAAGGGAATAACCCTACTCATGGTCCTTGTAGCACACAGAATAGATATAACGCTAGGGTTAGAGTATATAAAGACAGCCACTATAATTGCATTTATTGTGGTTGAACTGATTTCTATTATAGAAAATGCAGGGTTGATGGGAATACCAATTCCTAAAGTGTTAGTAAATATTATAGACGTGCTTAAGCAGAAGGCAGGTGAAAGTGATGAACATCAAAGTAAACCCATCGAATAGAAGCAACTACGGAAGTAAAAGGCAATTAAGCTCTATTAAGTACATAGTAATCCACTATACTGGCAATGACGGAGACAGTGACGAAAGTAATTCAAATTACTTTAAAGGTGATAGGGGTGTATCAGCTCACTATTTTATTGATGATGACAGTATAACCCAAACAGTACAAGATGAGTATGTAGCATGGTCAGTAGGAGGAAAGAAATACCCAGACTGCTTACAAACAGGTGGAGGAAAATGGTATGGTAAATGTACAAATGCTAATTCAATAAGCATTGAGTTATGTGATTCAGTAAAAAATGGAAGATATGATTTTACAGAGAATACGCTCAAACAGGCTACAGAACTCACGCTATTACTGATGGACAAGTACAATATTCCTAAAGAGAACGTAATAAGGCACTTTGATGTTACAGGAAAGGTATGTCCTTTACCATTCGTACGAGAGCCTAAACAATGGGAGTCATTTAAGTTAATACTAACTAGGCAGGATGTCGACTTACAAAAAGCAGTAGCTGCTATAGAAAAAAGTGGAATTGCAATCAATGTAACTAGTTGGAATGATGTTAGCAAGATTAATCTTAAGAATGTACCAGCACTACTCATCAAGCTTGGTGGATTAGACAAGCTAGTAAAAGCTGGCATTATATCTAATCATTCAACCTGGGTAAATGGTTCTTATACAGCTGATAATGTAAGAAGTCTTTTAATTAAATATGCAAATAAAATAGCCTAATCTATCAAGGTTAGGCTATTTTATTTTGAAAATTTAAAATAAAATGTTTTTTGCTTGCCTTATTTTATTTGATAGTATAATATTTTTGTATAATATAAATAAATAGAAGAAAAATGAAAGATTTGTTTATAGTGGGCAATATACAAAAAAATTATTGAAAAGCATTATTCAACTCAGAGCTGGTTAAAGAGCTTATAGAGATTTGTAATTTAAAAGACGATTATTTTTGTAGAAATGATGGAGAACTAGTAAAAATACCAGAATGACTAATTAATAGGATAAATAAATTGATTTCTATAATTAATTCGCCAATAGGGAGAAATTGTTTTTACTCATGTGACTTTGGACTAAAGTTTAAAAATTGTTCTAGTAAAAATCGAAATAGATAATCATTGGATTAATTTAAGTTAGGGAGGGTATTATGGGAAAATTATTTATTAAACCTGTGAGTGCTGTTATTATAGCAATACTATTACTAGTGGTGACAGGAAAGACATTATTGCCGGGAGTATTTCATCTAATAAATAGAACAGATGTAGCTATCTATAATATATATGCAACTGATGGAAGATTTGGTGAAGATATATTTTTTTCAAAAGCGATAATAGAAAAAAGTAATTTATTTGAGGAAATAAGTAGTAATTTAGATGAGGATATATCGATTATTAATTCTAAACAAGAGCTAACAAAAGTGCTTTATAATAATAAAGATATTATTGCTAAAATAATTAATAATAACAAAGTATACTCTGAATATTTAAAAGGAAATGAAGTTACAGTAGACGATTTTTTTAATTGGTGCAAAAAAATTTCTGAAATTGATGAAGTAATTGTAGAAGCTGTTCTTTTTATTACATGCTTGATATATGCATTTATTTTTGTGGGATGTTACAAATACAGGAAAAGATTTTATTTGTTTGCGGGGATTATATATGTTATATTCTCACTTTCAGTTTTTTCAAAAGGAATGTCAGATTATCTTTTAGTTCATGCATTTAATTATATATCGTTAATGGAGAACATCACATATAATGAAATGGAAGTTTTAAGAACCACATTTATGTCGGCTTTCAAAGAAAGCATGGTAACTTTTATTATATTTGATACCCTAATTCAATTAATTGAATCAAAAAGAATAGAAAGAAAAAAACAGAATCTAAAGGATTTAATATATTCATTAGATCATATTTTTAATGTTATTAATAATTGCAGAGAGATAGATACAATATATAGACTTAAATTTAGATTTTCTATAGATGAGTTGTTAATTTTGTGCAAAAAAAATAAAGGTTCTTATTATAGGAGATTAGGGAAACAAATAAAAGATGATTTTTTTTGGGATAGTGGACATACATCAGAGGAATATATGCATAAGTTAAAACTAATTAGAGAATATATTTGGAAGTGTGACATAATAGCATTTATGAAGTAAGTATTGATAACAATGGATATGGCAAGTTAAAAAATATAGAAGATTAAAGATAAAGAAAAATATCGTGGACAAAATTTGGACAAAACATGAATAAAACACGTGCAAAAAGTGACATTTAGCACGTGTTTTTATTGCTCTAAAAATGATGTAAGCTATTGATGAGCAAATAAATGTGGTTAAAAATCAGTATCCCCCAACTTGGTGTATTTTTTTTGCTCAAAATTTGAGGTTAGGCTAATTATTAATATAGAAATGAAATACAAAAAAGGTATTGTACATTTATTATAAGTACAATACCTTTTTATTTATTAATCTATATAAGACTAATTAACTATTTTTGAATTTCAACGCCTTGTAATTTTAAATATTGACCTTCAGTAACAGTAATATAAGTATCTCCTGTTGGGGCATCATTTGTTACGATTTCATCAAATACGCCTCTACTTCCAGAAGTTACTTCAATATATCCTATACTAGAAGTGAGCATCACTTTATACTCTCCAGCAGGGATATCTGTTCCTACTTTATACATACCATCTTGATATAATCCATTTTCAGGCACGATACTTGGAGCATCAGCTAAAGCATAAGTTTTACCACCTTGTAATTTTAGATATTCACCATCTTTTACAGTAATATATCGATGGCTGGCAACTGTATCATTAGCAATGATGCTATCGAAGCTACCTGTAGAATCAGAAGTGATTTCCATGTAACCCATAGAATCAGCAATAAACAAGTATTCTCCTGCAGGAAGCTCAGTACCTATTTTATAGGTTCCAGCTTTAATAGCAGGATTTTTATCTTCAGGTTCTGGCGTTAATGCTGGAGTAGTAGTTGCGGTAGTATTCCCTGGAGTAATAGCTGGATTTTCAGTGTTAGGTTTGTTAGTAGTATCTGAAGATGGTGTATCTTCTGTGGTACCAGCTAAAGCTCCAATTATAAGAATAATAACTACATAAAACCACCATTTTTTATAAATAGGTTGTTTATTTTTTGCACCACATTTTGGACAGGTGGTAGCAGATGAAGCCATTTCTGTAGTACAAGTTTTACATTTAATTAATTTACTCATAAATTAGTCTCCTTTAGTTAACATAACAACAGGATTATAATATACAATAAAAGATGAAACAAGAAAAAGTAGACAATTATAGGCATGGTATTAAAAGGAAAAGAGCATAATGCCAAGGAAGTTAAATATATTCTATTGGATAGGTCTTATAAATTACGATATAATCAAAATAAGAGAAAAGGTAAGAGAGGACTATTTTATGAAGGTGACAATTAATGATGTGGCTCGCGAAGTAGGGGTATCAAAAGCAACAGTATCAAGGGTGCTGTCTAATAATGAACGGATTAGTGAAGAAACAAGATTAAAGGTTAAAGAAGTTATTGAACGCTTGGGGTATAAGCCTAATGTGATGGCAAGAAACCTAGCTAGAAATCAAACCAAGACTATAGGTGTTATTTTACCTATGGATGCTAGTGTATCCTTTGGTAATCCTATTTTTACTCAAATGATGCAAGGGATTAGTATGTATGCTCAAGAAAAACATTATTTTCTAATGTATGCCTTTGGAAAGGAAGAAGAAGAGGAGCATAATATAGATGAATTTAGTCAAAATGGTATTGTAGATGGGATTATTATTTTGAAATCAGAGGTAAATGATAAAACAATTAAGAAATTAAGAGAAAGTGGATTTCCTTTTGTAGTTATAGGGCGTCCGGGACGTGAAACATCTGTGCTATGGGTGGATAATGATAACTTTGGAGCTACTTATGAAATAGCAGAAGCGATGATTAAGAAGGGACATAAAAAAATTGCTTTTGTAGGAGCAAAGCAGAAATGGACTGTATCTAAAGATCGTCTTGAAGGTTATAAAAGAGCGCTAGAAGTTCACAACATATCTTATGAAGAAAAGTTGATTTATCATGGAGAAGCCTTTAATGAGCAAACAGGAAAAGAGGCAATGGATTTACTTATAAAAGAATCACCTACAGCCATTATTGCTACGGATGATTTGATAGCAGTAGGCGTAAATGACTATTTAAACAAAATAGGGAGAGAGGTTAAGGCTTTGGTGGGATTTAACAATACGATGTTAGCAGCTTATCAAAAACCAGCTTTAGCGTCTGTAGAAATCTATGGAGAAAGATTGGGGTATGCAGCTGCTAAACTACTAGTAGAACAATTAGAAGGTTATATAAAGGATCATATGCATGCTATTATTGAAACCAAGCTGATAGAACGTGAATCTTTTAATTAA